CGGATCGAGCGGGTTGAGGCCGGTCTGCTGCTGGAACAGGTTGCCTTCGCCGCCGCCGGTGAAGAGCTGGAAGGCGCCGCCCGATTTGCCGTGATCGCCGAGGAACTTGCCGAGCCCTTCGTGCTGTGCGACACGCACGGCGATGTCGGGGTTGATGCCGTTGGCGATAGCTGCCGCGCGAATGACCGGAATCATCCCGCGCGGATCGCCGCCGGTCGCCGGTCCTGCCTTGCCGAGGTTCGCGGGTGGCGTGTAACCGCCACCGCCGCCACCGCCGGCATAGGGGTTGACCGAGACGCCGGGGCCGAGTGGCGAGCCGAGCGCACCGCCGCCAGCGCCAGCGATCCCGCTAGTGAAACCGACGCCGCTCCCGCCAGCGGGACCGCCGGGAAACTGGGCGTTGGGGATGAGCGTGACCGGCAGCGGGTTGGTGTGCGTTATTTTCTGTTGCCCTCCCGCACCAGCACCACCGAGGAAGAGCGCTTGCAGTCCGCGACTAATGGGTTCGGGTAATACCATTTCGCCCGCGTGAAGCATGGCCGGCACAATGCCGCCGCCTTGCATCTTCGGCGGGACCGGTGCTGTCGCCTGCGGCCCAGTTGGGGCGCTACTGCCGCCGAATGCCTTGTGCAGCAGCCACGCCGGGTTGAGCCACTTGTTTATCCCCCATTCGCCCTTGAACTCGGGCGGGCCCTTGACGACATCGCGACCGAACTTGTAACCACCTTCAGCCGCCGCGCCGTACACTCCGAGTTTGCCGAGGAACCCGAGCGCGCCGCCTCCCAAGGCGGCATTCAAGATGCGCACTTGATTAATCAGTGCGACGACGCCCGCGACGGCTTTGATGCCCATTCCCACGCCGAAGGCGATAGCGATAGCTTCAGCGTGCTTAGCGACAAACTGAAGGACGCCGCCGATTTCCCTTAGCGTCGCGAGCAATTGGCCGGGGCCGCCGCCTTGAAACCACTTCTGGAACCACGTCACGATGTCGCGGATGCCCTTCACGATCTCGGGCTGGTTATTGTGGACCCAATCGGCAAAGTCGTGGATCAGCGGGCCGAGCGCTTCCGCCAGGACGCCGGAGACGGCGGTGCCGAGTTCGGTGAAGCTGACTTGCAGCGCGCCGACTGCTTGCCGGTACTCGCGCAGCAGATTGGGGTTGAGGACGAGGCTGTATTTCTGCGCCTTCTTCATCCACACTTCATAGGATTCGCCCGAGCGGCGGAAATCCTCGGCAAGCTCGGCAAGCGCCTGACCGCCAAGCTGATCGGCAACCATCGCTCGCTGCCGCCCGTCTGCGTAGCTGTTGATTTTGGCGATCACTTCCGGCATCAGCTCGGCGGCGGTGCGCAGCTTCCCGTTGGCGTCGTCGATTGAAATCCCGTACTTGCGGTACATCTCGGCTTGCGCGCCGCCCACGGTCTTTGCCTGGACACTGGCGGCGGTCAGTGCCTTCAGCGCATTGGTCATGTCGTCCGCGCTGCCGCCGGCCAACGTCACGGCGTTCTGCATGTTTTGCAGTTGCTCGGTCGATAGCTGCATCGAGTCGGCGTTGCGTTCCAGCGCAGTGCCGAGGTTGAGGAACTCGCGGGCGAGCGCGGCGACGCCGGCAATGGTGGCGGCTCCGGTGATGCCGGCAAGCGCGCCGATCATCCGGCCCATCGATTCGACGGTCTTGACGACACTGCGCCCTATGTTCTCGAAACCTTCCGCCACCTTCTTCAGGCCGCTGACGTCAAGGAACTTGGCCGACTGCTTTTGCAGCCGGTCGAAGGGCGCGCGCATCGCTTGAATGCGCTTGTTGATCGCGTCGATTTGCTTGGTCGCTTCATCGACGACGGTAAAGGTTACGCTATAGCCCGCCATCGGCGTTCCTAGCGTTCTCGCGTTCGATGATGCGGTTGGTCTGCTCTAGCCACCAGACCAGTTGCGTGCCGGTCAATGCCCACGCGTCGAACGGGGACCAGTGCCAGTAGTGGGTGAGGTCGGCGACTAATTCTCGCCAGTTTCCGGGCCACTGCTGGTAAAGCTGGTTAAAAAATCGGCGGCCTGTTTTATTTGGCTGATCCGCATTTTCTCGACGGCTTGGCGTGGCATACCGGACGCTTGGCTGATGACGGCAAGCTGGTATTTGCGCAGCGTGTGAACGTTGACCGACACGGCAAGCTCGGCCTCGGCGCGTTCGATCTGCTGCCCGGTCGGCTCTTCGAGATGGAGCACGCTGTACGTCTTGCCGTTCCACTCGATGGGCGGGTCAATCTCGATGTCGAGAAAGCGCGGCAGGTCGTCGTCGTGGTTGCCGGTGCCGTTCGTCACGACTTGCGGAAAGGGGCTGCTCATTGCGGCGCCTGTTCTGAGACATCGACGCCATCAAAGCGCACTTGGAACGTGCCCTCGGCGGCGCGCACCTCTAAGGCGCTCGTGTTCCACATGTTCGAGCCGGCGACGATCTTACCGTTGGCAAGCGCAACCTGCACCTCGACGCAGCGCATGTTGTTAAAGTCGCCGACCGTGATCGAACCCGAGTCGCGCAAGGTGCTCTCGATGAAGCCCTGAATCGGCACCTCGGAGAAGCCGTGCACCGAATCCAAGCCGACGAGTGTCTCGCGCTTCCACTTGGCCGGCGACCATGTGACATCGCTGACGACCATGTAGCTCGTGCCGTCAATCGAGACGCCGGTGATGCCGGCGAGCCGTTCGCAATTCGCCATCGCACGCCCTCCTTATGGCCCAGCCCAGACTTTGGTCGGGTTGTCCTTTGCCCAGTACGCCCATTCGTTCATCGTGTGGACGTAACCGAAATTACCGCGCAGCTTGCGCGTCGCGCCGTTGTTGGACGCGAGCCAATCGAACAGGTCATAAAGCTGGCCCCGCCACTTATCGGCGACGATTGCGCCATTGGCGACTGTCGCGACCCATGTCGGCGAGACGACCGGGGAGGTGTCTGGCGGCGCGGGCGGCAGCGAGCCGACAACGACCGGCTCGGGCTGACTCGCGCCCGTGGTGTCAATCGCCCAGGCGAGCGCGTGGTTGTCGAACATGTCGCACCAGACCAGCCCGGTCGGGTCATAATTGCAGGCGACGATGATGTCATCTGCGGTTGACACGACCGCAAAATTGGCGGGCATTGCTGTCCTCCTAGCTCTTTCTGAACTGAAGCAAGATCGCGATCTGGCGCAGTTGGTTGACCAGATCGACCGGAGCGAGGATTTTCACCAGCCCGTTGCCGGCGTCCTCAGTGACGATGTTCTGCGCGAAGATCGCCGAGTTCTGCACATAGCCGTTCGCTTCCAGAACCTTGTATTCGGCGACGGTCGACGCTTGGATCATTGCAGCAGTGACGCAATTGGAACCCGGCAGCACGGGCGTCGCGTTCGACACGAGCTTTTTGCGCGCGTAGCGGGTCAAGAGGTAGTTCGTCAGATCGCGCGCGACGAACATCAGCCCGTACATCGTTTCAACATCAAGGTAGCTGTTGTCGGCAGCGCCCGACGCTGACTTCTGGTAGGTCGTGCACATGCGCTCGATGATGACCGCGCCCGCGTCATTGACCCTAAAAGTGCTGACGCCGTCGTAGAGCAGCGTGTTGCGCTCGCCGATGTCGAGCCGGCTGGGAACCGGCGGCGCCTTTAGCTGCGTCGTCATATATTGCAGCGGCAAGCCGGGATCGACGCGCAGGCTAGAGGCGCAGTAGCCGCCGATCTGCGACGCCCAGACCCAAGACGGATCGGGGCTGTCGTCAAATCCCATGACCGACATGTGCTGGTCGTTGCGGGCGGTGCCGAACGCGGTCAATTCGCCCAAGGTGCCGCGAAAGGCGCTAAAGCAGCCGCCGTACAGCATCTGCTCCCAACTCCACCGACCTTGGTAGTCGGAGAGGAAACTTTCCATCGCGTCGAGATTGGCGGTGTCGGTGTAGGGGCTGACGATGAAATCGTAGGTCTGATCCGACAAATTCGCCAACCCGGTCGAGATATCTGGGTTGCTGGTGCCGCCGCTCATCGCGGTGAAGGTGAGGGTAATCCCGGCTGGCGTGTATTCGCCGCCGAGCGGGCCGAGGTAATTTGCGCGCAGGTCGATGTCGTCGCCCGTCTCGCCCTTGTGTTTGGCGGTGATCGAGACGCTCGAACTGCCGGCGGTAGAACTAGCCGTAACAGCAAGATCAGGATTGGCAGTCACGGCAGCGGCAAGGTTGGCGGCAATTGCAGCGGCATCGTCGTTGAGATTGACGCCGACCTGAACGCGGATGCCGCCGACATAGACGTTGAGCGTGCCAGGAACCGTGCACGTTCCTTCGATGTCGATTTCGCCGGTCGCCGCCTGCCCCGCTGCGTCGTCGAGGAACGGCAGCACCCAGAGGTCGCCAAAATTGTCGCCGAGCAGGTAGTTCTGCACCATCTGTTCGAGCATCGAGCCGCGCCCGAAGGCGATCTGCACCTGCGTCATCGACTGAATTTCGAGCGGCACTTCGGGCATCGCGGTGCCGGTCGCGAGCATCTGGCCGACGACGAGGGATCGCTGCAGCGCAATGCCAGAATTAGCTTGGCTCGGATCCATCTCGACATAGACGCCGGGAACCCGGTTCGAGTCGGGGTAATACGTGAAGTTGATCGCCATCGCCGTTACTCCTTAGCGGTCGCGTGGTGCGCAGCAGCACGGTGCGCAGGTGCAGCCTTCGGCGGATCGGCGGTCGTCACGTCGCCGTCGCGCAGCCGGCGGCGCCAGAACATGTTTTCCGGCACATTGCGCGTGTCGCCTTCCTTCATCAGCACCTTGGTTGTCGGATCGCGCACGGCGCGGCCCGGTGCGACTTTGACCATCATTTCGAAGTCTCCTTCATGCCGGCGTCAGCGTTCCAACATCGGCGCCGTTGATCCAGACGTGGATCGCGGTGCCGTCCCATGTGAAAGTGATCGTGTTCGCGCCGCCGCCGAGCGCGTCCTGAAGGGTGCTGATCTCGCTCGCTGCCGTGGCGAACTGGCGGCGCACATCGGCGGTGTAAGCCGAACCCGAGGTCGGATAGGTCGGGTCGATGTTCGAGGTCACGGCATCATGTCCCAGAGCGTGCCGAGGTCATCCCACGTCGTCGTCGTGTCGTCCCAATCGGTGCCGATGTTGGTGTCGATGATCGCGACGGCTGCCGGCGGGCGTCCGTCAGCCGGCGGCATGTCGAACGGCGGCGCTTTGTAGATATCGAGTTCGATGCTATCGAGCGGCACGCCGGGGTCGCCCTGCCAGCCGTCTGCGTCGGTGATCTGGTAGCGCAAGGTGAACTCGTACTGATAGAAGAGCCGCGCGCGGTCGAGGTCGAGAAACCGCATTCCGCCGTAATAGAAGCCCTGATTATTCGGCACCCGGCACATCACGGGCGACCAGTTCAGCACCGCTGCCCACAGTGCCGCCCGCATCTCGTCGTAGGTCATCACCGGGGCTTGGCCGCGCCGGTCTGGCGTCGCATCGAGTTCGACGACGATGCCGATGCTGATATCGACAATTTGGAACAAGCCGGTCATTTGCTGGTTGCGGTCGCCCTCGACCGTTTCTTCCAGCGGGATCACGTAGCCGGCGGGCAGCGGCATATTGGCGTTGTAGTTCTGCAAACCGAGTTGGAACTGCGCAGCCCCGGCGACTCTGCCGCCGAGCGCGGGGCAGTAGGCGCGAAGCTGCTCGATGGTCGGCCCGATCACCGCGTCTGCCGCCACGTCAGGCCCTCGTCAAATGCCTTCGTCACCCGCTTTTCGAGGTTCGTCGCTTCGCGCTCCATCACGACATCGAGACTCGGGCGCGGTTCGAGCACGCGCGCCGATGTCGGGGCTTGCTTGCGGCGCTGACGGCGCGCCGATGCGGCTTTCGCCCTCGAGCCGGGGCGCCCGCCGAGTGCGCCGGCTTCGAGGAACAGCGCATAGAATGCGCGCTCGCGCACCGCGAACCCGCTGCTGTCCTTGAAGACGTAGGACTTCAGCGAGCCTTTGAGGGTGCCGCTGACCATCACCGGCGGCTCGCCGGGCGCCGAGGCTTGGTAGTGCCCGGCCTTGTAGGTTCCGCGATACTTCGAACCGCCGCCGCCGCGATAGATCCGGCCCGAGCCGCTAGTCTTGGCGATGAGGCGGGCGGTCTTCGACTTGATGTCGTTCGCCGCGCCGCGCAGCAGCGCGTTCACGGCCCGCTTGTCGTAGGCGAAGACGCCCCAGCTTTTGACCTGTAGGCGCAGGTTGCTCACTTAGTGAACCACCGTCGCGGGAGGGTTCTCAGCAAAAAGGCTCTCGCGCTCTGCATCGGTGTCGCCTTCGGTGGTGTGGACGCGTTCGAGCTCGGCCTCGAACTCGGTGAAGCGCTTTCGCCCTCCGACTTCTTTGACCCTGCGGACGCGGTAGAGTTCGGTGCGGTTCGTGTCATCGCTCGGCCTCGTCGTCGTGCGCATGATGACGTGCACATTCTCGACATAATCGAGCCAGCGGGTGCGGATC